AAAGTAGCATCTGAGTTTCCGCAATGGTTTGTTGGCACTAACCAAGATACCCAAGGTCCTAAAGATCCGCTGCCGTACGATATTAAAATTGAAGCAATGAAAACATTGTTTCCAGAAATTGAAGGGCATCTAGTTCCAGAGCAATCGTGGCTTGCACTTGCTGTGATGGTTTATAAAAAGTTCGGAGCAAATGTAACGTTACACATAGTAACAGATCCAACTGATATGAAAATTCACTTGCCGTATCTGCAAAAACAAAATGCTATAGAAGGCCCACATGGTTACTATCGATTCAAAGATGTAGTATGGGAAAAGGCCGAACGAAAGAGCGAAGCAAAACTAGTTCGCCAAGCAGTTAAAGAAAACAATCCAGAAGCTTTTGCAACTCACTCAGGTGTACCTGCTAATACAGTTGTTGCGGGCCATCCGTATTTTGAACTTGTAAGACATTACATGTTACCGTACCTACAAGCTGAAGAAGATAAATCAAAGAAGAAGCAAGAGCGCGACCAGTTGAAAATAGAAAAAGAAAGACTTAAGGCAGAAAAACTGTCTGCAAAACAACAACCGCAACAACCAGCGCCTGCACCAGCAACTGCTCCTGTTAAAGGACCAGCACAAGAATTAGCTGAACGAGTAGAACGTAGATCAGCTTATAGAAGAAAGTTTGGCATGGGTATTATGGATATGTTAGAGTCAGTGTACAGATCTAAAAAATGAAGCAATATAGAGTAACTACCGAAAACTTAAACCAAGATAGTCCAGACGACTGCTATCTTGCACCGGATGATCCAGTGCATGAAATGAAAGCGTTAGCTGGATTAGGTGGACTCGGTGGTGAAGCTCGATTGCACGAATATCGTGCAAGTCAAGGTAGTAACATTAGTGTAACTGGAACAGACAAGGGACGTATACAGCGTGAGCAGAATATTCGTCCTGGAACACCTGAATGGTTTAGATTATGGTTTAGTTTGCCATACCTGACTGGTGAAAAGCCCGTGGAAAAGAAATGAGAGCAAAAGATTTTGAAATACGCAACTATCACAAGCTAGATAAGATATTGTCTAAGTTATGTGAAATGATTACCAAAGGCCAGGAGTCTAATAAAGACTACGGCATGGTAGCCGGTTGTGTATTAGATCCAGACAACAACATGGTAGCAAGATTAAATTATCCTGGACAGGATGGTAAACGTGTACATGCAGAACGTGCGGCTATAGAAGCATATCAAAGCAAGTACGGTGATATTCCAACTGGTAGTATTGTAATTACTACACTAAGTCCATGTAATGAACATATGGACGAACGTGACGGGCCTAGTTGTACAGATGTCATAAACAAGTCCGGGGTTAAGAAAGTTTATTGTGGATACATTGATCCTACCCAGACTGAAGAACATCGACACTACAACCTAATGGAAACTGGTAACAAAGCAGTACGTATGCAATGTAAACAGTTTGCAGATACATTCTTAGACGGAGTATAAAATGAAAATCCGCGAAATTATATCAGAAAATGCTACTGCTGGAGCAACCAGTGCGGGTAGTATAGGATCTATTCCTAATCCGCACATCAGTCCAGGAAAAGCACGGGGCAAGAAAAGTTACATTGGACGCCCTGGAAAGTCGGGTACTAAAGCACCTCCACAGCCCAAAATTGTTCAAAGAAAGAACAAAAATGGTACTGCTAAAGGCGCACATGAGCTTAAAGGCGTCAGCCTATTCGGTGGCAAAACCATCAAAAGATAAATATTACAAGTTAACGGAGTCCTAAAATGGCCAGACAAGATCTTTACAAAACCGCACAACAAAGTGCAAAACTATTCAAATTATTAAAAGAAAACCAACAATTAGAAGGTTGGGTTGCAGACAAAATTGCAAAGGCAGCAGATGATATTTCTACTGTCTATCAATACTTGAGCTATGAAAAACAGTTTCAAGACTATAGCAAAGTCATTGCTGAAAGCACAAACCTTAGTGAAGGTAAACGTGCCGCATTAACTGAGAAGTTAATCGAAGCTAAAGACAAAGTTAAAGAGCTAAAGAAAAAAGCTGCCAAAGACAAAGCTGAAAAGAAAGCTGAGAAAATGGATGAGGATCGTACAGAAACTACGAAGACTCAACACGGTAAAGCTACAGCTACATACGGTGATGATGGCAAGCGTAAAGGCGTTGTTCATAAAGACGAACGCAAGTATAGCGATGAGCCACATGCTGAACCAGCAAGCAAAGCTAAAGCACAAAGCGCCGCTGACAAAGCAGGCGACAAGGCTGCTGACAAAGCACAAGCTAAAGACAGCAAAGATTACGAAAAGAAGAATCCAGGTTCTGTTAAGACTTACAAAGACGGCAAGCTAGTTAAAGAAGCCGCTTCATGTAATGAAACTCCTAAAGGCAAAAGCTGTCCTGTACACGGCCTAAAAGAATGTGGTATGAAAGAAGGCAAAAAAGCTAAACCAGATTTCTTAGATGCTGATAAAGACGGTGACAAGAAAGAGCCAATGAAGAAAGCAGTTGCAGACAAGAAAGATGGCCCAAAGAAGGGTGTTAATCCGTTTGCTAAGAAAGATGCAAAAGTTAAAGAAGCTATTGCCCGTGCTAAGAGTATGATTGAAGGCAAAGGTAAAAAAGCATCTAAGCCAGATTTCCTAGACATGGATAAAGATGGTGACAAGAAAGAGCCAATGAAGAAAGCAGTTGCTGACAAGAAAGAAGTTGTCAAAGAGTCAGCTGACTTAACTCGTATGAAAGTCTTGATGACACGTTTGAACGGGTAATATTATGGACATGAAGAAAATTCTACAGGCCTTAGATACAGCTTCTAGTAAGCCTGTAGAAGGTTCTAATGACATAAAGAAATCATTGTCAGTTATATCAGAAAGTTCTACGCCACATAAGGTTAGTCTTCCGGTGCAAATGGCAATGAATCATTACCAAGAAGTAAAAGTAGAAAAACCGTTAACTATTAAAGAAGTAAAGAAGGCTACTTTATCAAGCAACTTGTATCAATACTTAGAAGTAGCTGAACGCCAAGTTGCTGATGAACATGCTGAAAAGAAATCGATGTTAAAAGAACATGCTAGAGCTATTGCTCAGCGTGTTATGGAACTTAAAAAAGATACAATCAAATCATATAAAGCAGGTGCAACAGCTCAAGTTAAAGAACTTGAACCACATGCTGACTCTGGCGAATATAAAGATCTTGCTAAGAATGCGATTGCCCGTCGTGAAAAAGGTATCAAGACAGCTGACAAGAAGCTTGCTGATCCTGAATACGATAATCAAAATGAAAGTCAAGATCCAGCAGAGTATGATAACGAAGGCCAAATGGCTCAGCAAGATTTATCTACAGCTGAAGAAGCCGCAGAAGAATTGCGTAGCATTTTGTCAAGTAACGAAAACTTGCCAGAGTGGGTGCAAGCAAAGATTACTAAAGCAGTAGACTATTTAGATACTGCTAGAGATTACATGAAGTCTGTAGACGAAAGCCGTATGCGTAACCCAGACACTATGAGTCCTGGCGATTATGATCGTCATCAACAAGGTCAAATGGATCATGGAAGACGTGAATTCAAACGTCAAGAAATGGAACATGAATTAGGCCACGAAACAAATAACTACGCTGTTTCTATAAATGGTAGAACTTGGAAAGTATTTGGTTCTCGCAGTCATGCAGAATCAGTTGCTCGTAAAATACAAATGAAAGATCCTAGTAAGAAAATAGGTGTTCACGAAACAGGCGCAGAAATTAGCGAAGGTGTTAAGTAATGGATGAATTAATTAAAGCAATGAAAATAGCATTTGCTAGCCAGCATAGTTACTATATTAAGGCTCACGCATTTCATTGGAACGTTGAAGGGCATAATTTTCCGCAGTATCACGCACTATTGCAAACAATATACACAGAAGTATATGGTAGTATTGACGATTTTGCAGAAAACATTCGTAAACTAGATGCGTATGCATTAGGAAGTTATACAGCATTTTTACGTTATAGTGCCGTTGAAGAACAAAACGAAGTAACAGAACCGCAGGCCATGCTATCAGAGTTATTAGCTGATAGTGAAAAAATTATAAAATTTTTGAAAATTGTATTCGACTTAGCAGAGCGTCTAGGCGAACATGGACTAAGTAACTTTATCGCTGATAGACAAGATGCCCATCGCAAACATGCATGGTTGTTACGTAGCACATTGAAGAATACAGGAATATAAAAATGGATTTTAAGAATCTACTATCCAAGTTAGATAACATCAACCAAAAGCAACTGCTAACTGAAAGTTCATCAGTAGTAGAACAAGCACTGGGTGAAGATTTACAAGTCCTAAAAGAAGCCTACATGGCTGTAATGGAAAGATTGCATTACAAAGACATTCGTGCATTGAACGATATTCAAGACGACGATGAACGCAGAATGAAACTTGGATTGATGGCTAAGAAAAACGGCTACCCAGGTTTATTTGATCCTGTTAACGGAAAGTTTGTTGACAAGACTGGACAATACGCTTGGTTTGGTGCATACAAAGATGAAGTAGAACGTATGGAATCTGACGGTCTAATTCCGCCTAAAGCTCAAACTTCTGCATTATTAGGTATGATGGGTAAGGATTACAACACTTCGTACGGTGCTAGTAAATCTAAAGCAGATCGTGACGACATGATTGATGCCGCGGATGCACTAATTAAGAAAGGCAAAGCAAGCTATAAAGAAGTAGACTTAGACTTTGCGGCTGCTCCAGTTGCCGCGCCAGTACAAGAGTCTACTGACAGATTTCGTAGCGGGCTTGCACAAGCTCTAACAGAATCGTTTGGATACGGCTTCAAGCAATTGATTGAAGGTATTACTAGAGACGAGCATAGACAATTAAAAGATATGATTAAGCAACTTGAAAAAGTTGAAGGTGATCAGGATGTTACGCAAGTATTGTATGCGTATGGTGAATATGCCAAGATCCGAGAAAGATTAATTACACGTATTAGAAAAATTATTTCTGCTATACAAGCATTGAAATCACAGAAGGCCGCGCCTAAAATAAATGAAGATGGTAAATTGTTACAAGAAAACATTTACTTGTTTGGTGATGCTGAAACAAAAGTAATAAGCTCTTTACATTTATACTCTGATATGGAAGGCAATATCATTGAGTATAGCATCAACGAAGATGTCAGCTCTGATGTTAGTGATACTATGCGCGGAGTTGCAAACGGGTTAACATTTGGCTGGAGCGATAATGCTGTTGCTGGAGTAACTTCATTCTTCAAAGGTACAAGTTACGGTGAAGAACTTGCTAAAGAATTAAAGCAAACTGCACTTGCAAGAAGTCGTAGTCCAGTATTATTCAACACTGGTTTAATAGCAGGTGGATTCCTATTACCTATTCCTGGAACTACTGGTGCAAGTTTAACAGCAAACTTGATTAAGACTGGTGTAGTAGTGGCAGGCGGCATGGCTTCGGATTCGTATATACGTCAGCCACACAATGCTAGAATACAAGCAGATCAAATTAAAAAACAAAATTCCCAAGTAGCGCAACCTGTTCCTGCTGGAAGTACTGTCAATACAGGTTCAAGCCAAACACCAGCAAAACTTCGCAAAGACCCAGCTGTTGAAAAACTTCAAGATTTAATCTTAAAGAAAGATCGTAACGCACTTCCTAAATTTGGGCCGGATGGTAAGTTAGGTCCAGAAACTATTGATGCGGCCAAACGTTTAGGAATTGCATTGCCTAATACTGTATCTGCTGATCAAGGCGGTGGACCTATGAAGCCTGCGCCAATAGAAGTGGCAGCAGGTGAATCCGGCGAAATTGAAAAACTGTTGTTAACTAAGCTAGGCGGAGATAAAGAATCGGCCATTGCTAAACTTAAACAAGTTGCAGGTACTGACTTAACTAAACTCGGTGATGAACTTGCCAAGATTATTGGAATACAGCCTCCATCTACAAAGGTAGCTACAGAATCGATTATTTTTAGTAGCATGAGTGAAGGCGAGCGCATGGCATATTTACGTAATCGTCTAGCTCAGTTAGACGAAACCGCAGGCAGCGAAACACTTAATGTGATCCTACGCGGCTTGGAAAGATTTGGTATTGCAACTGCTGAACGTAAGGCTGTTACATATCTAGCTAAAGTGTTCGGTGACGATGCAACAACAGTTATATTAAAGAACGGAGAGAAATGGACTCCAAGTATTGGCTCTGATGGTAAGTTGTGGATTAATCAAACAGGCACTGTTGCTAAAGCTGAAGATTTGGCTGGATTCGTAGAACGAGATATTGCAACTGGTTGGCGTCCGCCAGCACCAACACCGCGTCCGGCACCAGCACCTGCTCCAGCACCTGCTCCAGTTCCAACACCCGGTAGTGGAGTTGCAGTCGGTACTAGATTTATTGACGATGCGGCATCTGGTGCAAGTACAACTTATCAGAAAAGTGCATCAGGCTGGCAAAAGTTTGATCCAGCTACAGGTAAGTGGAAAAGAGTTAATGCTACTGAGGCTGCAGAAATTGAAAGACGTGCGGCAGCACAGGCGGCGCCTAAACCAGGTGAAGCTCCAAAACCAGAAACAGCACCTAAACCAGGCAGTCCAGAGGCAGCGGCGGCGGCAACCGAAGCTAGAACAATTGCCGCTAAGTTGGCAGAACGTTTTCCTAAATCTGCAAAAGTTATTCAAGGATTTGAAACTGCTTCTAAATGGGCATGGAGTAAGAAATGGTGGTTGGCTATTGCCGCATTAATTGGCTGGGGTTATTTTGCTCCTAATATTGGATCAGAACAAACTCCTGTTGCTCCAGGTAGTGATACAGTTGTTCCTCCAGGCGGCGATGCTAATAATCCTAATAGTCCTAACAATCCTAACAGTCCAGAGAACATTAGAAAACGTCAGGAAATGGCATACATATCAGTACTTGGCGAATTAGTTAAGATGTTATCAGAAATGTTCCCAGACGATAAAGATGCAATCGATGCAATTAACGATGCACAAAAGTTTTTGCCAAATGAAGGTAGCAGTCAAAGTCCAGAACGTTCGCAATCCGGTGAACGTGACAGAGGTGCTCCAACTGGCGGAAGATCAGATGGATTAACCGCAGATCAAGTACTGCGGCTACAATCAAATAATCAGTGGGATACTGCTAACAACAGACCTAGATGATAAAAACAAATTGGCAGAAATACTGCCAATTTTTTTCTCTATTCGTTGCTCTTTACAGATAATTAGTATATAATAGTCTATATTACTAAGGAGACTTAAATGTCAGGACGTTCATACGGCGCAGAAGAAAAGGCAAAACTAGAAAGATTGATTAGCGAAGGTTCAACAGTATTGCGAGAAATCGAAGACTTGCAAGAAGGTTTGAAAGATACAGTTAAGGCAGTAGCAGAAGAATTAAATGTAAAACCAAGTGTTATTAATAAAGCTATCAAAATTGCTCACAAGGGTGATTGGGCGGCTTACAATGAAGACTGGGCAGAGATTGAAGCAATTTTAGATATCACTAAGCGTATCTAATAAGTAGTACTATGAAAGGCAAGCGGGCCATAAACCGCAACAGATGGTATTTGCAAGCCGTAAATTGCATATGGAGAATAAATGAGCTATGTAGACGCATGGTTTGACCGCACTAATGACATCATTAAAGTGGTTGAACGTAACAGCAAAGGTGAACGTGAGTTTCGTGACATACCTGTCAGACACACGTTTTATTATAAAGATGCTCGCGGCAAGTATATGTCAATATACGGCGATGCACTAAGCAAGGTTGTTTGCAAGAGTACAAAAGAACTACGCAAAGAACAAGCAATCCACAGTCAAAAACAACTATTCGAAAGCGATATTAATCCAATCTTCGCTTGTCTAAGTGAAAACTTCCTAAATGCAGATGCTCCGAAACTAAACGTAGCGTTCTTCGACATTGAGGTGGACTTCGATCCAGAACGAGGCTACAGCACACCAGACGATGCGTTCATGCCTATTACTTCTGTCGCTGTTCACCTACAATGGCTAGATACACTTGTATGCTTGGCAGTTCCTCCAAAGACGTTAACAATGGAAGAAGCGTTGGAGCAAGTCAAAGACTTTCCTAATACTATGTTGTTTAAGACAGAAGCAGAAATGCTAGATGTTTTCTTAGACTTGATTAAAGATGCAGACATTTTAACTGGTTGGAATAGCGAAGGTTATGATATTCCATATACTGTTAACCGTGTTACTAAAGTATTGAGCAAAGAAGATACAAGACGCTTTTGTTTGTTTGATCAATTCCCTAAACGTCGTGAGTATGAAAAGTTTGGACGTCAATCTGTTACATATGACTTAGTAGGTCGTGTACACTTGGACAGTTTGGAACTATATCGCAAGTACACATACGAAGAACGTCACAGTTATCGACTAGATGCTATTGCAGAGTATGAGCTAGGCGAACGCAAAACACAATATGAAGGTACTCTGGATCAACTTTATAATCATGATTTTAAGAAATTCATTGAATATAACAGACAAGATACGGCACTTCTAGATAGGCTTGATAAGAAACTAAAGTTTCTTGACCTTGCTAATACACTTGCCCATGAAAATACAGTATTGCTACAAACTACAATGGGTGCGGTGGCTGTAACTGAGCAGGCTATTATTAACGAAGCACACAGACGTAATATGCAAGTACCTAATCGTACTAAGATGGACGACCGTGAAGAAAACACAGCGGCGGCTGGTGCGTATGTTGCATACCCTAAAGAAGGTATTCATGACTGGATCGGTTCGCTAGATATTAACTCACTGTATCCTAGTGCCATTAGAGCACTTAACATGGGTCCAGAAACTATTATTGGACAGTTACGCCAAACTGGCACAGAAGAATATCTTGCTAATTTACAAGCAAAGGGTAAATCATTTGCGGCATCTTGGGAAGGTATGTTTGGTAGCGTAGAGTATACTAGTGTTATGAATCAAGAGATTGGTACAGACATTACTATCGACTGGGAGAACGGCGAAAGCGATGTTATCAGTGCCGCCGAAGTGTACAAGTTAATCTTTGATAGTCACCAACCTTGGGTACTAAGTGCTAACGGCACTATCTTTACATATGAAAAAGAAGGTATTATTCCCGGATTACTAAAGCGTTGGTATGCTGAACGTAAAGAGATGCAGGCTAAACTTAAAGATTGTATCAAAACAGGTAATAAGATTGAAGAAGAATACTGGGACAAGCGACAACTAGTTAAGAAGATTAACTTGAACAGTTTGTATGGAGCTATTCTTAACCCAGGTTGTCGCTTCTTTGACAAGCGTATTGGTCAATCAACTACATTAACAGGTCGTCAGATTGTTAAACACATGGCAGCTAAGGTTAATGAGATTATTGCAGGCGAGTATGACTATCGAGGAAAGGCAGTTATTTACGGTGACACTGACTCGTGTTACTTTACAGCATACAAGACCTTGCAAAAGGATATTGATGCTGGTAATATTCCATGGACTAAAGAAACTGTTGTTAACTTGTATGACCAAATTGGTGAAGAAGTTAATACAACCTTTCCACAGTTCATGCTAGATACATTTCACGTACCAAAAACCCGCGGTGAAGTTATCAAAGCTGGTCGTGAGATTGTTGGTAGTAAGAGTTTGTTTATTACTAAAAAGCGTTATGCGGTGCTTTACTATGATAAGGAAGGCAAACGTGCAGACGTAGATGGTAAACCTGGTAAGATCAAGGCCATGGGCTTGGATCTGAAGCGTAGTGATACGCCGGAATTTATTCAGAACTTTTTAAGTGATGTACTTGAGAAGGTTTTAACAGGAGCCACCGAAGACGATGTGTTAGCACACATTAGCGAATTTAGAATGAAGTTTAAGAGTCGACCTGGCTGGGAAAAAGGAAGTCCTAAACGTGCTAACAACGTCACTGAGTATCAAGCTAAGGAAGCTAAAGCCGGCAAAGCTAATATGCCAGGGCACGTTCGTGCTAGTATCAACTGGAATACATTGAAGCGTATGTTTAACGACAAGTATTCAATGAACATTACAGATGGACAAAAGGTTATTGTTTGTAAACTAAAACAAAATCCTATGGGCTTTACTAGTGTTGCTTATCCTGTTGACGAATTGCGATTGCCTCAATGGTTCAAAGATATGCCATTTGACCATGGAGAGATGGAGCAAACAATTATCGACAACAAATTGTCAAACTTGATTGGTGTTCTAAAGTGGGACGTTCGCAGTACAGAAGAAAAGAACACATTTAATTCACTATTCGAGTTTTAATATGAAGATAATCATAGCAGGATACGGTTTTGTTGGCAAGGCTATACATAATGCGTTAAAAGATAAACACGAAGTAGTTATTGTTGATCCTAAATATACGACAACTGAAGTACAGCATCATATAGATGCCGAT